AAATAATTTGCTGCCGAACTTATTTAGCTTTGCTAAGTTTAGTTTGATTGCAATTATGTCAGGTATTATCTGGCTTTTGCACTGCATAGGGTGGCTTGTAGATATAGGAATACACTATGCAAAATTTATAAAATCGGAAATAAAAGGAAAAGATAATGGATCCAAATGAAATATTAAAATCAATTCCTAAAAAAACTAAACCAAGATCATTAATTAATAAAAAATATGGAATGATTGGTGTAGCTTTAGGAGAAGAACTTTATGATAGATTAGATATGTATTGTAAAAATCATGACATATCAAAATCTGGTTTAATTAAAACATTATTAAAACAATATTTAAACGAGGTATAAATGGCTAATTGTTATTATCATTCGGTATCATCAGTAAAAAAATGGGGTGGTAAAGTAGAAGACTACCAACCCATACATGATTGGATGGATGAAAGTAAAAAACTAACTACGCATTTTGCACATAGATTATTACGTCATCATGCCGAAGGCTGCTTTGCTGCCGAAAAAGAATTTGGTCATACTATTACGAATAGCGATAACAAAGCTATTCCGGTACGACTAATTGTAGAAAAACATATTATCGAAGATCTAGGATTTATTCCTAGCTTTGATGATTGGATTAAAAACGTAAGAATAGCATCATGGATGCGGAAAGGACAACATAAGTTATGATAGCACATACAATTGATTTAGTGGGTGAGTTTAAAGCTTTACCAACTAACCACGAACAATGGTGGGAAGAATATAAAAAAGGTGAAAAGTTTGCACGATTAATTAAAAAGAAAAACGCATTACCTTTAAAAGAAATCTACAAAAAAATGTATGAAGATGGAATACATTATCTTCAATTACATTTTGAAGGTGGACATGACGAAGGTGGATTTGATGGAGATTTTGTATTTCTTGATGAAGATAAAAATCCAATGACTATCAAAGACCTTAGTAAATATAGTCCAACAGGATGGATAGATGAATATACTCCATTGGAGTACACTATTGATAAAGGTAAAAACAAAATTACTCAAGTATTTGAGTATCGAAATACTAACTACTCAGATGTTAAAGTCACTCAAGATTGGCTTGTAAACAAATGGTATGAATTTGGATTCTTAGAAGAATGGGGTTCATTTGCATTTGAAGGCAATGTTTATGGTGAAGTTGTAGTATCAACAAAAGATGGATCATATAATGTTGATGCCAATGAAACATTTGAACAATATGAAAGTAAAGACTTCGAAGGGAAAATGTTTGATGAATAAAAAAGAACAAAAAGAATATATGAATTGGGTTAATAGTTTTGCTAATCAAAAAACTGTTACCAATAAACAAACCAAAACCAAAGGAAAGAAAAATGAAACCAATAAGAAAGAACGAGCTTGAATACCTTGATAGACTTATTAGTGATAAGTTTAGAGATAGAAGACAAAATATGCAATCAGCTATTGAATCTGAAACTCAAAAACAAACTACAAAAAACTATAAAGGTTTTGTAGAGAAATTAGGTATTAAAGCACAAATCAAAGCTTTTAAAGAAGCTGAAGATAAACTTAATAAATTTGTTAATAATAAAGAAGTTTATCAAAACAAACTAGAACGAGCTAAATACAAAGCAGCTAATGAGCTACAAGAAAAATTAAGATCATGGGCTAGTGTTCGTGATTGGAAAGATAATTATAATGGTAGGTATGAGCCTGGCATTAAAAATTATGAAGATATAGAATCTTGTTTGAAAAATGTTTGTAAACAAGAAACTGAAAAATCTGTAGCTAAACTTCCTAAGTTTAAAGTTAAACAAGAACTTGAAATGTTAGAAGAACAAGCAAGAAATGTATTATACTCTGGTAGAGATATTATGGATGTTTGGAAACATTTAGGTCAAACATTCAAAGCTTCTGGTGTACCAGTAGCAGCTCCAAAAGAGTTTTTACAAATAGAAAGTAAATAATGGATATAGATAAAGAAATAAATTATCTTGCCGAAACTGATACTACCTTTGCTGAACATATGGCAGAGGTAGAGTATCAGCGAGATATGGTTAAACATTACAAAGGTAGTTATGTAAACCAATCTGATAAAGCTGTATCAAAAGCTATTGAAGATTTTTACGCTTCCGAAAGTTATGTTAATTCAATTAAAACAATTAATGCTCTCAATATAGATCTTCTTAAATTAAAAAATAAAAGAAGAACTGCTGAAATGAAAATCGAAATATGGAGAACATTAGAAGCATCAAGGAGAAAAGGTAATGTCTGAACTATACATATTTGTTGGTAAACAAATTAAAGAAGCTAGATTTAATAAACATAAAACTAGAAAAGTAACACAGCAAGAATTAGCAAATGAATTAAAAGTAACCTTTCAACAAGTTCAAAAGTATGAAAGAGCTACTAATAAAATTCCATTAGAAAAACTATTAATTGCATCTATGTTTTTAAATAAACCTATGTCTTATTTTATACCATTGCATATGCAGTATTATAAAAATCCAGATATAGAATTAACACCTGCTGACACAGATCCAGATGTACAAGAATTTATGGCATCAAAGGCATTTGTTTAAGCCCATAAAAGCATAAGTATCTCCGACTAGTCAATTATGCGAAGTGGGGAAAGCAATAGTGAGTACCCACTATATATAGTTGACAGCTGCCGAAATATACATATACCTAGTAATTATGTCAAATAAGGCACTAGGTGAACAATTTCATAATCAAGTAATTCCGCAATTTGTTGCGTTAAGAAAGAAACTTGGAATTTCACAATTAGAAATGGATGAGATACTTGGAGTTGCTAAAGGTCTTGTATCAAAATGGGAATGTGGTATAAGAAAACCAAGTGGTTGGTTATTCTGTTGTTGGGCAGAATCACTAAATGCCGAAATTGTAATAAAAGAAAAAGAGGTAACAAATGACAGTTAATCCAGATGTTGAGTTAAATGACTTAACAGATGATCCTATAGTTAATCAAGTAGTAGATCTCATTGTTAAACGACACATACAAGGTATGGAAAAGTTTGGTAAAACAATGGCAGATAATGAAAGACCAATTAATGAATGGGTAGATGAAACAATTGAAGAATTGTTAGATGCTATTCATTACTTAGTCAAAACTAAAACTATATTTGATAAGTTCAAAGCTGATAATAAAAGATTAAAAGCAGCTCTTGAAGTTTTAGAAAAAGGATCATTCAAAAATGAAGAAACAAAAACCGAAAGTTCCAGTTGATTATACTGCTTACCATGTAAGACAACAAGCATGGTACATGTCTTTACTTAAGTTTTACAACACAATAGAGTTTGATGAAAAAAAATATATTGAGTTTGCTAAAAGATTATTTGACAATAAAATAGACAAAGAAACTTTAACACAATTAGATAAACTTAGGAGAAAGCATAATGATCTTGAGAAAAAGAAATGGCAAGAAATCAAAAAAAAAGGTGCAACGAAACTCGCAATTGCCTTTAGAAATGTTATTACAAAAGGACAAGGAAAGATTAATTGAACATTTAAAATTTATAAAGTCATGGAAAAAAAAAGCAGAAAAAGAGTTAAAACAATTAAAAGAGTAAAACAACTAACAGGCTATTATATAGACTACAGTGGAAAGGTAACAAAAATATATGAAGAAAGATTTCGACAGGAAACAAGGTATAGGTGGCAGTGATGCTACAAGATTATATCAAGGTAATTGGTATGAGCTTTATCAAGAAAAAATAGGTGAAAAAGAATCAGATGATTTATCTGATGTACTCCCAGTACAAATGGGAATACACACAGAAGATTTTAATATTCGCTGGTTTGAAAAACAAACAGGCATTAAAGTTCTTAAGAAACAATTATTCATTACTTCAAAACAATATCCTTTTTTATACTGCAACATTGATGGTGTCTTAAAAGAAAAGAAAGCATTATTAGAATGTAAACACACAAATGCTTTCAGTAACGAAGCCAAGACAGCAGATAAATATAAAGCTCAGATACAACATTATCTTATGATTTATGGTGCAAGTAAAATGTATCTATCTATATTTTTTGGCAATATGAAATATGGTTTAGTTGAAGTTTTACCAGATAAAGAGTTCCAAGAACAACTTCTTGCTGCCGAAGTATTATTTTGGCATATGGTAGAAACTAAAACTCCACCACCAGATTTTGTAGATTTTAATAACTTTGATAAACAACTTAAGGAACACAACAATGGAAGACAAATTATACCCATACTTACCAGGTAGTCAAAACGTAGATACGTCAATAGAAGCTGCTGAATTAATTAAAGAAGGTGCAGAAACTATACGTAAAAAAGTATTTGATGTAATAACTAATAAGGGTAACTTTGGAGCTACTGCTGATGAGATAGCTGATTTATTAGCGTTATCACCATTTACAGTTAGACCTAGAGTTACTGAGTTATTTAAACAAGATAAAATTGAACGCAAAGATAAACGTAAAAACTCTAGTGGTAGAGCTGCATATGTTTATATTGTAAGTAAATCATTCGTAAACAATGAATATACAAAGAAAGGAACGTAATGGGAAAACCAATAGACAGTAGAGCATTAGCTATACTTAAAAAATTAAATCTTGATCAAAAAGATAGTCAAGGACAATACAAAGCATTGTGGGATTGTCATGGTACTTGGGTAATGTATCATAGATATATTGAACAAGCAGGTGCAGAAAATGGTATTCTATATGAATATGATGAGATAGAAAAAGATTCTGCAAATGGAGTTGTAGTTGTTAAATGTACAGCACAAATGGAAAAAGAAGATAAGAAACATCAAGTAATATCTTATGGTGAAGCATCACCTAAGAATACTAAAAATTCTTATCCATATGCAATGGCAGAGAAACGTGCCTATGACAGATGTGTTTTAAAGTTATTAGGCTTACATGGTTTTGTTTATTCTGAAGATGAAATGCCAGAAGAAAAATTACAAAAAGGTAGAGCATCTAATAAACTTGCTAGTAATATAAAAATCATAAACCCAAAGGAGTTAAAAAATGATAAATAAAGTAATATTAATTGGAAGACTTGGAGCCGATCCAGAAATTAAACAAACTAAGAAAGGTGATAAGTTTTGCAATCTATCTTTAGCTACAAACAAAAAGTTTAAAGATAAAGAAGGCAATTGGGCCGAAAAAACAACTTGGCACAAGATTGTAGTATTTGATCCTAGACTTGCTGAGAACATGGAAAAGTATGCTAAATCCGGTTCTCAATTATATGTTGAAGGTGAATTAGAAACTAGACAATATAAAGATTCTAATGATCAAAACAGAATTGTAACAGAGGTAGTTGTACCTCGATTTACAGGCAGTATTAGATTGGTTGGTGATAAGTCATCTACTAAGACAGCAGGGAATATCCCAGCATCTAGTGGTGATGATTTTGACGATCAATTCTAATAGGTTAAGTTAATCTACCTATATGGGCAAGTCCCAGATAAATGTTTAACAAAAAAGTAGTTAGTAAAATAACTATTCTTGTTGTGTGCTGTAGGCGTATGAATAAAACTTTGAATTGAGTGCGCCTACAGTTAATAGTTTTAAACATTAATTATATAAATTTTTAAATCCTAAAGAACTGGTTAGGAAGTAAGCCTTATCAAGGATCCAGGAAAACCTATTAAATTTATTCCTGGTATATGAATTAACATATTATAAACAAAGCCAGTTATAAGCATCAAGTAGTCCAGTAGGGTTAAATAGTAATATACGCCTGTCATGGTTTACTCTACTTGGTGCTTACTTTTTTTAGTGAGGTGTCAGCTACCGAAATTTATACTACATTCTATGTATGAAAACTATATTAAGTCTAAAGCAAATCTTTAAAGATAGAAAAGTATCTAATAATGAAGTNGTANATNNTTATGATAANATTGCTGATGCTGTAACTGTAGATCTACTTAAAGGTAAAAGCATAGACGCAGCTCAAGTTGCTTTGGTATCTAATGTAATGAGCATAGCAAATAGCTACAAAGGTAAAAAATTTGCTATAGATTTATTACAAGGAGCTTTAGCTGAGCTAGAATCTGAGCATTTTGTAGAAACAGGCAATAAGCTCTCTTAGAGCCACGTATATAAGCATTAGTTTAATTAGGTATGTTGGTATCAAAATAGGTTAGAATCGCTAAAATTAGTGCTCTTAGAGCGTTTTAAATCATCTTCTTTCATACATTTATAGTGTCCTTTAGTCTTATCAGCAAAAGCTACAAATGATTCTGTATTTACCATATTCTTACCACAATATTTACAGGGCCCAATTTCAATTTCAATTTGAACTGGTCTGTTCCAAGATTTCTTTTTCATCTATTCCTAAAAAATATTTTGAATTATATTTAACAGCTCTAGCATCATGTTTTTTTCTAAACTGTGTTTGTTTATTTTTAAACTCTAAAGCTTGTTTTTCTGATTCAAATAATACATTAGTAAACATTTCATATTTACCATCTCTATTCCAAATAACACACCACATTATTTATTTATTAATTGATCCATATGATAATATATTCTACCTACTACTTTATCAAAGTCTAATAATTCTTGCTGCATCATAGCTACTACAGTTTGCAATTCAATTAAAGTAACAAGTACCCAAGTACTTAATCCAATTAATATAGTTCCAAGTAATCCTATTAATACTGAATTAATTTTTGCTCTTGTCATTTTTTTTATATTTTTTTTTAGGAAAATTAAAAGTTAATACCTCATCAACTTTTTCAAATTGTTTATCAATCCAACTAAAAAAATTATATAAAAATCTATCTATCATTTTTTTTTAAATAAATCCATTCCAGGNTTAAGACCATAAATGCTACCGAATATTCCTAGTACTAACCATTTATAAAATTCTGGGAAGTTATTAAAATATTCAAANAACATATCTAGTTTTTGTTTAGCTTGTGGATCTCCACTAAATACACTCCAAGCTAAAACNACNATAGGCAAAACTACAATAATCAAAACTAGNTCNTCTTTCCATCCTTGATTATTATTTGCCATAACAGCTTTCTTNTATTCAATCTCACCTGCTGCCATCTTAGCCATATAGTTTTTTTCTGCTAAAGATTCTAACTGCTGAGCTTCTTTTTTATTTTTATAAATAGCTGCCGCAGTTTTAACTCCAGTAGATAATAAACTAAACCACATTAATATTTCCACACGTTAGGTCTTACTACATACTTTTGATCAACATCAACAGTTAACCAATCAAGATGAGTAAATGTTTTTGCTATACCAATACCTGTAGGTTTTGGATCCCAATGTAATGCAAAGTCTAATAACTTATATTGTAATTGTGGTGATGTAGATATATCAACTGCCATACCTGTAGTGTGTGGCCCATCTTCACCAGTAGAAGAAACTTTATTATTATGTTCTGCACATCTGTATGCAGAATTAATTTTAACACCTTGTTGGACATAATTACGCCACGCCTGGCAAAAATCTAAAACTATTTCAGAAATTTTTAATTGCTTACAACATTTGCAATAAAACTCAGTACTACTAAAGTTAGGATAATTAGTAAATGCAGCGCCATTAGTTATCATATTGTTTTTCAAGCCTATCCATTGATATAAACTGGCTTTCTTGTATATGATTATCCCAGATACCGAGTTCAACAATACCCCAAGACCAACCAGTTAGGTTTAGCTTAGCATACTCCTCAACATGGTTATAAGGCAACGCACAACCTACATTAACTACTCTGACATAATTCTTATCTCCAATCTTTGGAGCTTTCCAATCTCTAAATTTATGAGTGTGTCCGAATACAATATCATTAGTAGCATCATTAGCTATTTGTACTTCGCAATTTTTACCACCATATTCTTTACCCATTATATTTAATGGACAGTGTGTAAATGATACACCCCCTATAATTTTAAATTCACCATATTGAGATCTTTTCCAATTACGATTATCAAAAGAATCATGTAATTCTTTTTTCATCATACCTGCTATTTCTGGTATGTTTTCTTCAAACTTATAAACACGCTGCTCATGATTACCAAATGTAATATGTCTAGGGATTCTATTATTATCTATATATTTATCTAATATATCTATAGAACTTCTTAAAGATTCTATATCTACCATAAAAGCATCTTTAAGCTTACCAGCTTGAGTATGATTTTTTTGAAAAAAACTTAGACTATCAAATGAAGCCCAATCACCTATTTGAATAATATAATCTGGTTTAACAGATTTAATATATTTACCCATCCATTTAAAACGATCTTGTTTTATATGTGGAGAATCATGGGCATCGCCTATGATTATTATTCTATGACCTTTAAACACTATCTGCTTCCTTACAAACAAATTTTGTTGCTAACTTCATATTGTTAACATCTTCTATGTTTTGTTGTGTAAGAAAAGTTATAGAGTAATCATATGCTGCATCAACGCACTGTTTCCAATTAGGATATAATTTTTGATGTTGTATTGGAGGAGAACACTCGTTATATAAAAAAGTACAAACCCATATGATTAGGGTAAATTTCATTTAAAATTTAAATAGCCTAAAATTGTTGCTGCTAATCCTCCTAAAAAAACTAACACAGCTACTATTCCTTTTCCTTTTGAAACACTATCTTGTAATGTATCAACTTTTTTTTCTAGTCTTTCAATTGAAGTTAATAAATTTTTCATTCTTTCAGCACATAATTTTTCATGAGCTGATAATCTTACACCTGCTGCTATTTCTGGATAAGCTTTTGATGTAATCTTTTTTTTAGGCATTATTTTTTCTTAGCTTCTGCCTTATCCTCTTTAACTTCTTCATCTTTTGGAAGTTCAGCTTTTAATAACTCAGTATATTTAGCTTTTAAGATACCTAAGTCTTGAAACTCTAAAGATAACTGTTGTTCTTTGGCATTTATATTTTGTAACTTACCTAAATATAACTTACCATTATCAGATAGCTTATCGCTATCGTAGTCTTTGTCGTCAAACTTAAAGTTCATATTACCACTCCTTAGTTTTTGATGTCAATGCAGGGTTCTTCTGTTCTTCTATTTGTGCTGATAAGTTGCTTTGCATATCTTCAATCGTAGTATCTTGATTATCAAGAACACAATTAATACAATGTTCTTTAGTCATGCTATCAAAGTTCATTCCATCTGAACCTGAACAAGAGCCATACATACTAGCT